TCGATCAGGTGACTAGTGACGAATCCAAAGACCCAGATGCATTTGGTGATGCACTGGACATTATTGATGATTTTGGTGTTCCACCAGAACGTCTAATCACTGCTGCAATGGGATTGAGTGCAGAGAGTGGTGAATTCACAGAGATTGTGAAGAAGTGTTTGTTCCAAGGAAAACCTATGGACGATCAAACTGTATGGCACGCTAAGCGTGAATTGGGTGATATCCTTTGGTATATTAGTCAGGCATGTATTGCTCTGGATACTAATATAGAGGAAATCATATATATGAACACAGACAAACTTGAAGCACGATACCCAGATGGGTTCGACTCATTCCGTTCTGAAAACAGAGAAGAAGGAGATTTGTAATTGGACTTTTTGAAAGATATTGCCAAGACAGCGGGCAATGAATACGCTGCACTTGTAAGTGAAGGAGTAGAGGCAGGAGATGTAGAATCTTTTATTGACACTGGTTCTTATATCTTCAATGCATTATTGAGTGGTTCAATTCATGGTGGATTACCCTCAAATAAAATTACTGCGGTTGCTGGTGAGTCTGCAACTGGTAAAACTTTCTTTGTGATGGGCATGGTTAAGTCATTCCTTGATGCAAACCCAGATGCTGGTGTGTTGTATTTTGAGTCTGAATCTGCAATTACAAAACAGATGGTTATCGACAGAGGTATCGACCCTGCTCGTATGGTTATCTTACCTGTAACAACTGTACAAGAATTTCGTACACAATCATTAAAAGTATTGGATGCATATCTGCAACAAAATGAAGCAGATAGAAAACCAATGTTGTTGTGTTTGGATTCTCTTGGTATGTTGTCTACTACAAAAGAAGTAGAAGATACTGCTGATGGTAAAGAAACTCGTGATATGACACGGGCGCAAGTACTTAAAGCTGCATTCAGAGTATTGACTTTGAAACTTGGTAAAGCAAAAGTACCAATGGTAATTACCAATCACACATATGATGTTGTTGGTTCTATGTTCCCTACTAAAGAAATGGGTGGTGGTTCTGGACTTAAATATGCGGCATCGTCTATTGTCTATCTTTCTAAGAAGAAAGAAAAGGATGGTACAGAAGTTGTTGGTAATATCATTCACTGTAAAAATGCAAAGTCACGTTTGACTATCGAAAACAAGATGGTTGATGTACGACTAATGTATGAACGTGGACTTGATAGATACTATGGATTGCTTGAACTTGCACTGAAGTATGGTATCTTTAAATCAGTATCAACTCGTATTGAATTACCAGACGGTTCAAAAACATTTGGTAAAACAATTAACAATAATCCAGAGAAGTTCTTTACACCAGAAATTATGGAACAGTTACGTGAGGTTGCTGGTAAAGAGTTCAAGTACGGACAACGTGCAGAGGAAGAAGTTGAAGAAGAAGTTGCTGAAACTGATGCAACCTAATTACATTAAAGTTTACAATGATGTAATAAAACCAGAACTATCTCAACAATTGATTGCAATGTTTGAAGAATCAGAGCATCAACATGAAGAGATAGTATTGGAAGGACATCGTTCTTTCAAACAGGTGACATTACAGAATCATCCAGAATGGGAGCCTTTTGTCAAACCACTACAGGATACGTTCTATAATTACATAGATAAGTACATGAACGATTGTGGGGTGACTGACAAGATGTTCCCAGAACAATTTGCATTTGAGGCATTTCGCTTGAAACGATACATGCCAAATGATGTAGATGAATTTGACGACCATGTTGACGTTGGTAATCATAGTAGTGCAAGAAGGTTCTTAGTATTCTTTTTGTATCTTAATGACAACGAAGGTGGACATACAGACTTTCCAACTTATGATATTTCAGTCCAACCTGTTACTGGTAAGATGGTTATGTTTCCACCAATGTGGACTCATTTACATGCTGGAAGAAAACCTATCGACAAACCAAAATACATTATAGGGAGTTACTTGCACTATGTCTGATATTAGTGAGATGTATACTTATGTAGAAAACAAAGATAAGAAGTGGACTGCCATCGGACTAACAGCGAAGGCAGGTAAATACCAAGGAGTTGTATATAGTTACGGCAAAGTAAAGATTCTTGAGAACGAAGAAAAAACAGAAGCCTCTTTACAATTTGAGTGGGATATGTTAGACTCTAATGGACTACCAAAAGAAAGTATTAAAGATGACTTCTTTGAACTTGCTGGTAAGATATTGGAAGATATCATAAGAAAACAAATAGATGGAGAAGAATTACAATATGTCAACACAGACGATAGAAAAGACAACACTAAGTAATCTAGTTTTTAATGAACCTTACACTCGTAAGGTTTTGCCATTTCTAAAACCAGAATATTTTTCTAACCCAGAGGAAAGAATTGTATTTGAAGAGATTACTAAATTTGTAGAGAAATACAATAACACTCCTACCAAGGAAGCGCTGTCTATTGAGGTTGACGGACGTAAAGATATTAATGACGAACAATTCAAAAAGGTAACACAGATTATTGAAACTCTGTCTGATGCACAAGTTGATATGAATTGGTTAGTCGAAACTACAGAGAAATTCTGTAAGGACAAAGCAGTATACAATGCAATTCTCAATGGTATTCAAATCATCGAAGGTAAAGACAAAGAACATACACCAGAAGCAATTCCTAGTATTCTTACTGATGCATTATCAGTTGCATTCGATTCACACATTGGACACGACTACGTTGATGATGGTGAGGAAAGATTTGAGTTCTATCATAAGAAGGAAGAGAAACTAGAATTTGACTTGGAGTATTTCAATAAGATTACTAAAGGTGGACTTCCACAGAAAACTCTAAACATTGCACTTGCTGGTACAGGTGTTGGTAAATCACTATTCATGTGTCACATGGCTGCATCCACTTTAATGCAAGGTAAGAATGTTTTATATATCACATTAGAGATGGCAGAGGAACGTATTGCAGAACGTATTGATGCGAACTTGATGAATATCACTATGGATGATTTACATGATTTGCCTAAGAAGATGTTCACAGACCGTCTTTCTAAGATTAATAAAAAGACTAATGGTAAACTTATCATTAAAGAATATCCAACTGCATCTGCACATAGTGGACACTTTCGTTCATTGATTAAGGAACTTGCACTAAAGAAATCATTCAAACCAGATGTTATCTTTATTGATTATCTAAACATCTGTGCATCATCTCGTTTCAAAGGTAATGCAAATGTTGGTTCATACTTCTATATCAAAGCAATTGCAGAAGAACTTAGAGGACTTGCAGTAGAATGTAATCTACCAATTATGTCTGCAACCCAGACAACTCGTGGTGGGTTCAATAGTTCTGATGTTGGACTAGAAGATACTTCAGAATCATTTGG